GCGTGTTCGAACGCGAATATGCGACGAAAAGTCGGCAGGAAAGTAAACTCCGAACTCACACCGAGCCCTCCTGTCCCACTCGAGAATCGTACGGATTCTCGTGTGAGTGGACAAGACTCCCCCCCGGCAGCCAGCCGAGGGGCTTGGAAGTTTTTGCTTTCCCGGTCTGATATCCTGTGGTCGAACCTTCTTGAATTTTCCTCCTTCCGCCAAGTAACTGATGTTGGCACACATCGAGACGTATGCCGAAACATCGCGGTTGGAGACGAACATGTCACCCGGCTGCGGCTCAACCTTACGGTCAGAGACCACCTCGCGCAGTCGGTTAATGTTCTTCCGGAATCCCCCCCTATCCTGAGGGATCGCCGGCACAAGAAGAGGTTTGATAAACTTCGTTGGGTCATGAGGCCCAGAATGCTCAGCATTCTCGCAGAGGTAGAGCTCCCTGATAGACTCACGAGCGTGGCGCGGGACGCGGAGTCGCCCCTTGCAAGGGTGACCCAGCCCGCCCAGCCACGACGGGAGCTCTGGCCATCTGCCCAACCTCGTCGCCACCGCTCGCTGCGAGTGGTAAATCGTCCTTGCGCAACGTGCAAGGCGGTTGAACGACGAGGGGTCCACGGAATGCTGGCTCATGACCCCATTACCGCCCCTAACGAACTCCTTGAGAGATGGAGGTCTAAAGGACTTAAGTCCCACACCACCAGGACCGGTGAGTGCATAGGCTTCGCAGAACACGAAGCCTATCTTAGACCTATAAGACTTTCCCTCATGAAGTTCGCTTCCTACGCTACGGGCCCTAGCAGCGTAGGAAGGCACGTTAGAGGGGTGAGTGACAGCGGCAAGATCATCACCACAGATGATCCTGCTCGGTCCAAGCTGATCACTCATCCAATGATTGATGAGACTCAAGATCGTGAACGAACAAGGCGTTCCCATAAGGGAACCACGAACCTTGGGTATCTCCACACACCCATCAATCACCTCATAACGTGCTCGGCACATAGCTGCCCCACGTTTAGTCATGTCCGAAAGACGGTAGCGGACATAATGCGGATTCTTACCGACCCCCAAGGACTCGAGGAGGTCCGGATACAGGTGAGCGGGGAGACCTGCTCGCCTGAGTCCGTTACAAACAGCAAGAATCGCATCATGCCCAAACCCGTCAGTCGCACAAGTAAGATCTGCCGAAAGGTAGACCTTAGAAGCATGACTACGCGACGCCAGTCTCTGAAGGATCCGCTCTTCCGTATGCGGAGCATACGGAAGGATCTGAGGGATCCTAGACTGGACCGTACGCCAGAGGACCTGTCTTACAAGGTCACCTCTGGTGAAGCAGTGTGCCGGCGGGATGGTAATGATCCGTGCCTTCATCCCCAGTTCCGAGATACAGCTGGCGTGGTGGACCACACGTGCCCCACTCTCCTGCCGAAGCAGGAGGGATGTGGCGTACATCACATTCCTCTCTGCAGAGGAAACAGTGGGGTACATGTGGACCGCCGCCCGGCGTATCTTGACACTGAGTGCGTCCTCGAACGCGCGAGCGAGTGGAGATGGCTCGTCAATCATATGCGCTGGCCGCCCACCACGGACGCCACCCGCAGCACGCAACCAGGCCGGTCTGGCAAGACCGGCTATGAAAGAGTTGTAGCCACCATCCACTCGCCCCCGTTCGACGACTGCCGCAGCCGACGAAGGCACAGAAAACGAAGTCGTATCTCGGAACGCTCCCTTCAACAGTGTGTAAACGTGATTCTCGAGAGACCTAAGGTAACCAGGGTCTGTCACGTGTCTGTTGGAGAGAGTCTCGACGTGTCGGTCCACAGCTTCTTGTCTAACAGTCTCAGGAGCGCTTGGAAGAGCGCGTGCAACTCTGGAGAAAGCCAGTTTGCCCTTTACACTGAGGCTGTTATCGAGCCAACGAAGAAGCTGTCTTGGAAAGTGGGAACCGCCAGGTACAAACGCCCGACGCTGCTCGAGGGCAGCAGCGCGGAGCTCCCCGGCCACGGTTTTCAACTCCCGTGCGGTGGAGAGCCAGCCATTCCTGGCGCAGCTCAACGACAACCATTTCCGCACTTTCCAAGACCCGATACGCGTTCCGAGTCCACAGGATATCAGTCCGCACCACAGAGCCTTCCAAAGCTCTGTGGTTTGCCGATCAGATCGACGACTGGGACGCCCGGCCCGGGACCTCCTCCTCCCTGCTACCTTGGTAACAGGGGTTGGAGCGCCCGCCTGAGCACGGACCCTAACCGTCACAAACGGGAACGCTGGTAGGCGTTTCCGCATGATCCGATTGAGG